GCCACAACCAAGAGAAGAAAGTTAGTCAGAGCATATGGGCTGATTAATCAGCTTGTCTTTGACTTTATAGAAACAAAAAATATGGCTTGTTACCAAGCTATTAATACACTTCTATATATTCCCCGCATTATACAAGGCTACACCGAAGCGGATTTAACACCCGTGACGGATAAAGCATGTATAATTGATCCAGAACTACTTAAGGAATTTGATACTTATGTATACAATACCTTAAGAGAACATCAGTTCGATTCTAGTAAGGTTTTAAATTTGAACTCTCTTACTTACAAAGTAAATAAGAAAGGTCCAAATGGAAAACCGAAACTAGAAACTGCTGATGACGAAGCATTTGCTTTACATCAGAGTAAGCTATGGCATCCGTTTAAACGCCTTGCGGCGAATTTGGGAATACCTTACCTATCTGAGTACGTTGAACAGATTGCTGTTCGCAGAAACGTCCAACTTGGTAGTATGGCTAGCGCAAAGCTAGCGACAACCAAAATAAGGGTCTTGGCCTTTGTACCAGATTCCGAGTTTAAGACTCGGATTGTGGCAATACCGGACTTTTGGACTCAACTTGTTTTAGAACCCTTCCGGGCTCATGTAAACATGGTAATTCAGAGATTATTCTCTGCTTACGATTTTGTAGAGGATCAAGACTTAGGTTTTGAAACTTTACAACGAGTACAAAAGGAATTATCCGATGAAGAAAAGAAATATCTTTTCTCATTTGATTTTTCAGACTGGACCACTCGTTATCACCGTGACCTTCAAAAAGTCACAGTGAGAAACTTGTTTTCCGGTCCTATCAGCGAGGCATGGGCACAATTAGTTGTGCACTGCGATTGGGTAATCCCAAAGCTGAAAACATCGGTAAAATTCGGTCAAGGACAAGGTATGGGTACTAATGGTTCCTTTCCTGTTGCTACTCTAACCGATCATCTTTTTATCCATTTCATTTATATGAAATGTAAAGAAAGACCCAATTATGGGAAGATCGGAGACGATCTATGGATCCTTGATCCACAGAATATGTTCCCATCATATTACGAGAAGATTAATCTTCCGATCAATTTTGGGAAAACGAAGAGATATTCAGAACATCTAAATGTTCCGATATCTGAATTCGCTTCAAGAGTAGTTATTGATGGTATTGACGTTTCGAGATTATCTCCAAACGTTGTTAACCAATCACAAGATTGGAAATCCATTCCAACCTTATTGGCGGTTGCACAGAAGCGCAACATAGCCATAAGGCCCTCACATCTTCCAGTCCTTCAACATAAGTTGAAAGGACAAGAAGTAACATACTTCGAGAAATTAGAGGAAGTCCTATATAGTTTATCCTGGCTCAAGGAGTCAGTGTTAAACTTAGATAGAGACTACTTAAAATCTAATGGCTGGTTGACAGAAAGGTTTTCTTTCCTTAGTCAGCCCGAGAAACAAGTCAAGTTCCAATTATCTTTTGCTATTTTGCAAATAGTAAGGAACCATTGTTTGGTCGAAGATAAAGCGAAGGAGGTGTTTGACATAGTCAAAAGACACACCCTTGACGAAATCCGTCAACTTGGAGTCGATGATAGTCCTATTTGGGACAGAAGATCGAGTCTTCACCAACTGGCTCTGGGAATTATCCCAGGATCAGAGGGTGAAGAGATCTTATCACCTAAACAAGTCATAGCTTTAAATAGATATAAGATACAGTGGGAATTAATTACCACTAAACTTAGTGATCTACACGATCTTGACGGGGATACTCCGGAAGACATTATTGTCTTTGCGGAGGGCCTTCAAGATATCGCCAATCGGTCGAATTTCGACAACGGCGTTATAGCTTATGATACCAAAACATGGAAAAACACTGTGTTCAGTGTAATTCAAGTGCTTCGGAGACTGGATTTAGAAAAAGATGAGCTTTGGTTTCAAAACCAACACGAGCTCGATCTGATCAATAGTATTATTGATACAGACTATCTTCCGCGGTCAGTGAGTGATTTATTACCGACGTGCCGGGTTCTTCCCGGTCCTTCGTGATAATAAAATGCTCACCTACACTGGAATGAGCCTTCAGGATCAAATGAGGTTAACCTCACCTGAAGAAGTCGCCAGTGGACTGTTACAGATCCACTTTTCCCTTATGCCAGAAACTA